GGTCACGATGTCCACGTTGGCCTGCCACACCTCCTCATGCGTGGCCGCCGCGAAGTGCGTAACTGCCGTCCGCACAACGCTTTCCGCCTGCCGGCGGGTCAAGCCAAGGGCCCCGTCGGAGAACCGGGCCGCTCGGGTACCCCGCACGCGGGCCACGATGTCGTCGACGGTCTCCCCGTTGACCCAGCCTTGGCGCAGGCTCCGCAGGAGGCGATCCTGATCCGCGGCCTCCAGGTCAGCGAACCAGTCCCCCATCAGGCGCCCCTGGAAGGGCATCCCCTCGGTGGCCGTCCGGAGGCGCCGGACGGTCGGGGCCACGACCTCGATCTCCGCGAGCGCGATGGACCGCTTCAGGGCCGACGCGCTGAAGGCCGCCTCGTCCTCGGCGAACTCCCGCAGCTCCCGCCGCACCTGCTCGCGGTACGCGGCCCAGGTCTCGGCGCGCTGGTCCCGGATCGTCTTGAGCGCCGCGTCCAGTTGTCGCAGCTGGGCTCGCGTGGCGGTGCGCCCCCCAGGGGGCGCGTCCTCCATCACCTCCCGGATAAGCGCGAGCAGGTTCCTCTCAGCCTCGTCGAGCACCTGCTGCGCCCGCGAGACCATGCCGGCCTTCAGACGCTCGATGCCCACCGCGTGGGTGACGAGGATGTCCTGCAACCGGTCATTCGCCGTCGCCATCGTCTTCGTCTTCGTCCGGCGGGACCGCGTCGCGGTTGTCCAGGTTCGGGACGCGCGGCGGCGGGAGTTCAGTCGGAATGTCCTCGGACATCAATTCCTTCGTCTTCTCGAACGTGAACTCGGTCGCACCGCCGCGCACCGCGAGCGCGTGCAGCTCCGCATCGCTGATGGGGAAGCCCGCGTTCTGCGCCTGCGCCCACTCGAACGCTTCCTGCCCGGTCATCGTCGGGGTCGCGAAGTCCAGATCCGGACGGAACACGACCAGCTCCGGGTTCTCGCCGAGGGTGACCGCGATCTTGCGTAGAGCCATCTGCAGGGCGTCGCCAGCGTTGATCACCACGTTCTTCAGGGTGACCTGCTTCGCGTGCTCCCGCTTCGCCAGCGCGCGCCCGGATTCGGGGGCCGCGTCGCCCGGCGACAAGAGTCTCGCGCCCTCCTCCCAGAAGCGAACGTATTGGTCGTTGATTGCATCCCGCTGCAGGGGGATCCCCTTGCCGTCGATGTCCAGGTACGCGGCCTTGGCGTCGGTGTTGGGGAAGTTCCAGATGCTCTGGCCCCCGATCGCCGTGGGGACATCCTCGTCCATCACCCCAGACAGCACGACCTGGGGGTCACTCTTGTTGTACAGCGACCGGTAGTAGTCCGCGGTGAGCCGGTAGATGCGCAGGGCCCGCTTGGTGAGCGGGGACAGGGGCACCGCCCCGTACTGGAACCCGATGTCCAGCGTGTTCACCGACAGGAAGGGAATCTCGTCGAAGGTCTTCCCGAAGTAGGTCACCGGCTCCCAGGGCTCCACCTCGACGTATCGCCCATCCCGGTTCTCGACGACACGCGACTGGTACACGCCCTCGCGCATGCGCAGCTCGCGCCAGAACGTCACTTCCTTCGCCCGGAAGGAATCGTCCTGGGCATCGATCTCGCGGATCTCGCGTAGCACCACGAACTGGATCTTCTCACCGGTACGCTTCGAGCCCAGGCGCCAGTTCGTGATGTTCTCGACGCTGTACGTGGCGAACCGCAGCAGGTCGTCCTCGCTTCCTACGTCGCACAGCAACCCGATGCGTCCCCCGCTGAGGATCTCGCGCGTCATCGTGCGCCACAGCACCTGCAGCGACTCGCCATCCACGGTCGAGTCGTCCATCAGGTACTTCATCTTCGGCGGCAGCTCCACGCGCGCAGGCTTCGAGTGGATGATACCCTGGAATCCATTGAGCGCCGGCTCCACGATCTCCGGGAACTCGGCGAAGGTCTGATAGTGCGCGTAGCGCGACGTCCCGACGCGCTTTCCACCCTCCAGGAACTCGCTAACGGAGCCCGCCGGCATCCCGGGGGGTGCCGGGAGGTAGTCGATTCCGCGGGACTTCACCGCGCGCTCGCCCGCCAGGGCGTCGCGGTTCATCCGCCAGTCGTCTTCGCGGGCCTTGTATTCGGGGTGCGTGGTGTCGATCGGCATGGCCTATCTTCCTTGGAAGGGCTTCACGCCCATGCGTGACGGGCGCGTGAAAAGCCGGTAACGGACCTCGTCCCCGACGTGGTCCTCGCTCTCTGTGTCAACGTCGTCGATCTTGCGACTGTCCCGAGACAGGCTGGGCACCGTCCGGAAGAACTGCTCGCAACAGTCGAACACGAAGAAGCCCGGCTCCTCGCGTGAGCCCTGCTTGGCCACCCGTAGCATATCACGGATCCGCTGCCAACCCAACTCCCGGGTGCCGGGGCCCTTGCTGGCCCTGACCCAGTAGACCCCGAACTTCGCCATGATCTGCGCCACGGACTCGTCCTGGTCCGTCGCCCAAATCTGGGAATCAGCGGGTCCCGGGCGGATCTTGCGCTCCCCGAAGATGCGCTTCTCACGCTCCCGGATCCCCTCGGCCACCTGGGACGCCGTCATGCGGCAGCCCTCGTCCACGTTCCCGGTCCACCCGTACCACTCCGCGATGCGGAAGACGTCCCCCCGCCGCGTCGGCCCGAAGCCCGGAACGTCGCACCCATCGGACTGCGCGTACCAGCCGACGGAGAAGGGCCGCGACGACCCCCAGTCGAACGCGCGGTCGATGATCCACGTGTCCGGGATCGGGAAGGGCGTGATGAAGTGCACGCCCTTGTCCCAGATGTCGTCGAACATCCCGCCGGCGATGATGTCCCAGTCGCCGTGCAGCCACGCGCGCTCCATGCTCTCGCTGGTCGCGGACTGCCGCAGGCGGGACTTGTACCCGGGGTCAGCGTGCAGGAGGACCCTGTTCTCCTCCAGGTAGCCGTGGATGGCGACCCGCTCGTTGGTGCCCCCATCTTCGTCCGTCTCGCGGATGACGCGCCCGACGACCTTGCCCCGTTCGATCGGGAGGTGGAACCGCGAGCGCACCCAGTTGTGTCCGCGGCCGAACGGGTTCGTCGTCGATCGATACTTGCGTGGCATGCCGGGCGTGGTAGACCGGCACACGGACATCATCATCAGGTAGCACTTGTCGTCGGGCCACGTCGTCAGCTCTTCCCACGCGATCCACGGATAGGCATGGCCGTGGTAGTCCCAGTAGCCGTCGACGTTCTTGATGTTCCGGAAGTAGAGCTTCTCGCCGTCCGGGAACGTCCACTCGGGGTTCGGGGAGCTGGTGAAGCGCGCCTTCGGGAAGAGGAGCGGGAACCACTTCAACGACTTCTGGATGACGTCTTCCAGCTCGGGGTACGTCCGCCGGAAGAGGATGCCCTTCCACTCCGCGCCCCAGCCCTGCCCCACGTGCTGCGCGAAGTCCATCAGCAGCGCGTCGGTTTTGCCGGGCCCGCGCGTACCCTCGTACAGCACCTCGAAAACCGGGCACTCCAGGAATGCTTCCTGGCTGCCCGGCTGAGGCGCCCACGTCACGCGGCGGCGGTCCTCGTTCGCTTCGATCAGGAACGGGGAGAGCTGGTTTTCCTCGTCGACTTCCCAGACGAGGGTGGGGGCGAGGCTCACTTGATCGCTTCTGGCGCGGCCCCTGGCCGGCGCCGGCTAGAATACCTTGGGGTCCGGGCTCAGGTCTACACCGTGGGGTTTCGTCCACCAGTAGAACCACTTCCGCTGCGGAGGGTTGTCCATCCAGGTCGTGTCGGGCTCCGGGAGCCGCAGCGCCGCGACGACGTCGCGCGGCTCGCCGAGCACCACGCTACTGAGCGTGCCCTTCTTCGTCACCCACCACATGCGGCCGGCCTTGGCGACTTCCTCCGTCAGCAGCCGCTGGATGCGCGCGTCCTGCGCGACGTACTCCAGGACCTTTTCGCGCTCGCCCGAGGCCCACAGCTCAGGTGCGCCGGCACCAGTAACGCCCTCGGTCTTGCCCTCGATGTCCATCCCCTCGCACGCCTTCGCGAGGCTGCAGCGGAAACCCTTCGCGCACACGAAATGGAACATCAGGTCCACGTGGTGCTCGCTCGCGGCGATCACCGCGATGCGCTTCGCGACGTCGACCTCCGCCTCCTCGGCCAGGATGTCGAAGTCGAACGCGAGCCCGTTCCACGTGGCGATCGTGTAACCCTTCCCGATCAGCTCCTCCAGCTGATCGACCACCGCGCGCACCTCCGCCGGCGTCATCTGGCCGGAGGCCGCCGCGATGGTGCGCTTGAAGTCCTCGGCGTCGAACGCGACGCACGTCACGCCCAAGGGGCGCTCGTCCCGTAGGTTCGCCCCCTCCGGGATCACCTTCGCCGTCTCGATGTCGAATCCGACGTACTTGCGGCTCATCTCTCGCGACCCTCCATGAACTCCTCGATGGTCGGGAGCGTGATGAACTCGCCGATGTAGTCGATCTCGTCGAAGCCGAAGACGCCCACCACGACGCCGACGAGGTTCCCGTCCTTGTCCAGCACCGCGCCGCCGGACATGCCGGCCAGGATCATGGCATCCGTCCAGCCCATCTTGGCGTTGGACGCGATGCCCCTCGTCACAACCGGCTCCTCCTCGAAGTACGCGTGCACCTGCACCGCGTCGCCCGACACGAGGGTGCGCACGCTCCACGGAGTGGGCTCCCCGGTCAGCTCGTCCACGCGGATCAGGGCGAGATCCAGGTCCTCGTCGTAGGCGAGCACCTCGCACTCGACCCCTTCGTCCAGGACATGGGCGCAGGTCAGGATGTCGCCGCCGTCGACGACCACGCCGGAGCCGACGAACTCACCATCGGCGTGCAACGGGACGACGCCCGCGGCGGCCGGCGCGGCGAGCACCAGCAGGGACAGCAGGATGCGCCTCATGCCCGAGCCTCCTGGTTCTTGATCTCGCACTTCGCGCAGCGGAGCACGGCCCCCACGGGCACCGCGTCCGCCGGAATCGCGCGGGACATGAACTCGTGGCAGTCCATGCACTGCAGCCGAGCGTAGGTGATCGCCGCCGGCCGCATCCAGAAGCCGGCGCCCTCGTGCGCCCGGATGCTCATGCCGAGGATCTGGCGCTTCGGGTCGTCGGCCTCCAGGTTGTCCGGGTTCGGCCACACGATACCGGCCTGATGCAGGAACAGGTCGTTGGACAGGTCCATCGACGTCGGCTTCCCAAGCTCGACCCACGCCGCGACAATCTCCTCTGCGGTCGGCGCGTTCTCGAACCGGTGGAACTTCTCGATGGGCCCCTGGCAGATCGGGCAGTGGAGGCTCATACCCGGAACTCCCCTTCCAGGGGCAACGTGTAGGTCTGCCCGAGGATACCGAAGCCGTCGTCGCCGTCGGCCTGCGGAAGGGCAACGGGCACGTAGCCGGCCGGCGCGGCGCCGCTCAGGCGACCCCCGCCCGGCATGTCGAGGGCGTTCTGCGCGTAGCCCTGGATGTCAAGCCAGTTGTCCGCCTTGAGCGCGTTGGCCGCACGCGACAGCTTCTGGCAGATGTTGAACGCGACGACGTCCTCGGCGTCGAACAGCTGCAGCGGCGTTCCCGAGCCGTACTTGCGCGCGACCCAGGTTGCGAAGAAGTCCGCGGTCGCGCCGTGATTGTCCTCCGGCGCGCCGTACACGGATCCGCGCTCGGCGACGAGGGCCTGGGGGCTAGCGGGAACGAGCGGCTGGGGCCACAACCACTGCTCCACGAGATTGGCGTCGAGGGAAGCGAAGAGCAGCTCCTTGCCCTTGTACACGTGGTACTCCTCCGGAGAAGCGAACATGCGCCCATCCGGGGCGATGTGGGCTGCCTCACGGCGCACTTCCAGAGCAAGGCCCCGCTCCGCGGCCAGCTTGCTCAGCATTTCGAGGGTCTCTTCCATTCCGCGTCCTCCTGGACGTAGGTGTGAGTTGCTCGCCTCAGTCTATCCGGGGCGCGCACATTTTGTCAACTGGCCAGCTGCAGGTACTCCACGCGCGGCCAGTAGAGCTTGCGCCGCTTGCCGATCTGGATCAGGTACGACTCGTGGGGCCGCGGGCGCCCGTCGTTGCCGAAGTTGAATCCCTCCGGGATGAAATCCTGCGGCTTCTGGGCCGCGGGAACCACGGCTACCACCTTGCCGAGCTTCTCCTTCCGGAAGCCACCCGACTGGCTCGTCCACTTGACCTCGTCACCCACCTTGAACGCCAGCATTCCCTTCTCCTCTCTGGTTGTTCGCCAAGGACTGCGCGTACTGCCGCAACGCCTCAAGCGTCAGGGGCTTGCTCACCGGCATCCTCGCCGGCCACTGCGCCATCGTCTCCTTGATCAGCTGCTCCACTGCTCTCATCGATCACCTCGTGCTCTGCGTCGACCGGGGCCCCGAACTTCTCTTCCCAGCTCTCGGAGCTAGAGCCCGGCGCGTTCACCACCAGCACCCCGCCAGACGCGTTGTTCGCGATGATGTCGCCCTTCTCGCGGAACTCCGGCATGCGGGACTTCGCGTAGGCGAGGAGCATCGCGTCGGACATCTTGCGCACGCGCTTCGTCAGGACCATCTCCTTCGAGAGTCCGCCGCCGGACTTGAGCGTCTTGGCCTGATGGACCATCATGGCCTCCCACGTCTCCTCAACCTGCCCGTTCTCCGCGCGGTCCAGGATCAGCGCGCGGACCATGTCGTTGTGCAGCTCCAGCGCCGCCTCCTCGGCCCGCGCGAACTGCTTGTCGACCGACCGCAAGCGGCGCATCGTCTCGTACGAGACCCCCGCCACCAGCGCCGCCTCCCCGCGGCGTCCACACCGAATCAGGTACCGCAGGTACAGGACCTGCCGTTCCGGCGTGAACCGCACGTACGGCTTGCGCTCCGAGTCGACGCCCAGGAAGTCGACCAGGGCCTCCTCGCCCAGGGACTCGACCAGGGCGCGCGGGTTCGGTTGCTGCGGGGCGGGGAGGTTGTCACTCATACGCCCCACCCGATGTGCACGAGGAGCCACGCGAGGAAGCCGGTGATTGCCACGCGGCGCAGGCGCCACGCTTTGTTCTTCCGGCCCTCCTCATCCTTGACCGCGAACCACTTCCACGCGTGCTCGCTCAGTGTGTCGCCGGGCTTCTTGTTCACGAGCGCGAGCCCCTCGGCCACGAGAAACGCGCCGAGCCACAGGATCCAGGTCCAGGTGTACCTCACTTCGCCACCTCCGCCGAATCCGCGGGGGTGCTGTCCGGGGGCGCCGACGGCGCGGGCGCGCAGCTGCCGGACGCGGTCGGGGACCCTTGGCCCGTGGACGACTCGCGGTCGTTCTGGGCGGGCGCGAGCAGGAGGCCGAGCAGGAGGCCGAAGAATAGGTAGCGCTTCACATGAGCCTCGGGGCGAACACCTCGGCGATCGCCGCCGCGAGCGCGCGGAACTCGGGCTTGCGAGTGCAGGCCGTGGCGACCAGCTCCGCCTCGGCCTGCGTCGCGCCGTGGCTGTAGGCGTCCTCCACCAGCTTCCGGTGCATGGCGGCCAGGATCTCGTCCATCAGGTCAACCTCCAGTTCACCGCGGCGCGGGCGCCGGGGTGCAGTTGGTCGGGGGTCTTCACCATCTCGATCGGGATGAACACGCTGTGCCCCTCCGAGTCCGAGTTGCCGTCCGCGGCCCGCAGCCACAGCTCCACGCGGTTCGGCTCGTCCTTCCCGCGCAGAAGGAGTCCCATGACGTCGGGGTGCGCCGCGTGCTGTTCACCGTCGCGCAGCTTTCCAGGGCCGACGAAGACGATGCGCTCCTTGTAGACACGGAGCGAGGGGTCCGGCATCGAGTTGTCCTTTCTGTGTCAGCGCCCTAGCGCAGCCACCAGAAGAGGTCCAGGAACAGGATCCAGATCACTTCTTTTTGCCTTTCGGACGGACCTTCACCTCACCTGCGTGCAGCTCCCCCTTGAGCCGACGTTTCTGCGCCGGGGTGAGGGGGCTGTTGTCGCCCAGGAGGTACCCGACCTGCCGCTTGGACTTCGTCTTGCCGGGCATTTTAATGGACCTCCGGGCCTTGAAAGACTCGTGTGACACAATCCTACCGGGTCGCCGGCGGGATTGTCAAGCGCGACGCGAGCAACGGCACGCGGTACATTGCGAGCGCGGAATCCCGCTGGTAGGCGGCGTGTTCCGCCAGCAGGAGGGCGGCGCCGACGCGCTCCAGGCGCTCGGGGTTCATGCGGACGCCAGCTCGTCGAGGGCGGCTTGGACGTCGTCGCGGGCCGCGTCGTCGTGCGCACAGACGAGGTGCGACAGCTGTCGCACGTGGATCCCCAGGTGCTGGGCGACCTCCCGCCGGGCGCGCCAGTACGAGAGAGGGGCAGGCTCCACGGGGGTCGTCGGGAGGCCCACGAGACAGCATCCCTGGTCGTTGTAGAGGCGGCCGTAGGTGAAGTGGTCAGCGAGGCGCGCGTAGCGGTAGGTCTCCGCGAGGTCGATGCGGAACTGCCTTTGGGCCTTGGTCACCGGTCGGGCTCCTTCCCTCGGGGCGAATGTGTCACACAAGTATATCGGAGGGGCACAGGGTCGAGTCAAGCCCGAAAGCGGCGCCGGCGGCGACGCGTTGGCGTCGACGTGTCGCTGCTTGGGCCCAGGGGAGACACGTCGTCGGGGAGGTTAAGAAGGTTGAGTGAGGTCGAGCAGTGTAAGTTATTTGTTTGTAAGTAGTTCTTAACCTCCTTAACCTCCTTAACCTCTCTCTACTATACATCTTCTGGAAAGCGCGCGCCCTCCCCTGGGCGTTTTCCAATTTATGGTGACACCCCCCGAAAAGGTTAAGAAGGTTAAGTGAGGTTAAGAACCCCTTGCGGCACAACAAGTTACAGCTGCTTAACCTCCCTAAGTTGCATTTCAGAGGTTAAGAAGGTTAAGAACCCTTTGGGAGACAAGGGGTTACAAGGCCCCCTCCGTTTGCGGGAGGGTGAAATCGGAGGTGCTGCCGGCCGCCCCAAGACCTGGGGCCACCAAACCTGCTCCATTCTGCCCACAGATGCCTACCCCTTCCAACAATCTGCAAAAACCTGCAAAACCTGCTCAAGTTCAACAAGACCTGCCAAGCGAAAAGGCGCAACGATCGGCTAAACCGGCCCATTCCTGGCCAATTCTGCCGTGGCCGATCTTCGAGCCCATTGGGCCCCGTTTGCAGATCCTGGCACCGTGTCCGGCCGTGCGTGTCCATTCGACACAGGGGAAACCCTGTATCCATTCGACACAGGGGAAACCCTGTATCCATTCGACACAGGGGAAACCCTGTGTCCATTCGACACAGGGTTTCTACCTAGGAAGAAAGGTAACGATGGCCGGCCAGGGCGCCGCGGTCCAGGGCGCCACGGTTCAGGGCGCCGCGGTTCAGGGCGCCACGGTTCAGGGCCCGGCCGTCCAGGGCGCCGCGGTCTGGGCCTGCGCCCGCATGGCCGAAACGGGCCGATCGATGGCCGAAACGGGCCGCATGCGGGGCCCGCCATGGGGCGATCGCCAGGGGGCGAGGGTCAAGGGGCCAGGGCGCCAGGGCCGCGGCCGTCGGGCGCGGGCGCGCGCGCGTAGGGGCCGCATGATTGACGCGGCCCGCGCGCCCGTTGCGCAATCCGCCCGCCGCGTTGTGCATTCTGCAGACAGAAAAGGGCCACGCGCCAAGCGGCGCGGGCCCGATTCCGCCCGGAGCCTATCCCGGAAAGCTAGGCGCGCCGCGCCAGGGCCGCGCGGTAGGCCACGCGGCGCGCGGCGCGGCCCATGATTGACGGATCCGTCCGCCACGTCCACGGCATCGCGCCCCGGACCGCGCGGAGGACCGCGCGCGGCGCCGCATCCGCCCGGAGCCCGTCCGCAACGCGTTCCCCGAAAGCGGCCGCGGCGCGCGCCCGGGCCCGCTCATAGGAACCAATTTCCCGGCGGGTTGGCGCCCGATCGGCGACGATGCGCGCCCGCGCGGCCGCGTTCATCGGACCGCCGCTTGCGCGGCCGCGTCCAACGCATGCGCCCCGATCGCATCGGCGACGTCCGCCAGGACATCCCGCAGGGAAGCGGCCCGGTCCGCCGGATCGTAGGCCAGGGCGAACAATGCGAGCCACGCGCGGCCGCGCGAATCCGAGCCTCCGCGTTCCCATTCCGCCGGGGCTTCCACGTCTTTATCCCGTCGGATTGCTGCGAGGATCGGGGGCGCCGCGTCCGCATCGATCGAAAACCCGCTGTCAATGCGGACGCGCCCGTAGGCTTCCACGAAAGCGGAAGGGTACCCTAGGATCCGGGCCCGAGCCTCATCGACGATGAATCCCGCGGCGCGGATCCGCGCGCATGCGGCCCGTTGATCTTCCGCTTCCCGGTCCAGCTGGCTCCGGGCCGCGAGGACCGCGCGCCACGTTTCCAGGAATCCGGGAAGGAACCGCCGCGCGACGTCGCGCGCGATCTTCTCGGCGCCGCGCGCGGGATCGCAGGAAATGCGCGGCGGTTCGGGCGCGTTCCAATCCCGCGCGGTTCCACCGATGCGCCCGCCGCGCCCGGGAAGGGCCGCGGAAACGTGGACGCGCGCGGGCCGCGTCCCGTATCCCTGCGCCAAGGTAACGTAGAAAGCGGCGCCATCGGCGCGCGCGACGCGCGCGTATCGGTGCGAATCCTCCGCATCCCGCGCGTCGACCGTCCAGGGACCATCCGGAAGGGCGGGCGCGATCGCGCCCGCCAATTCGTACGCGTTCAATCTAGGCTCCCCTCCGCCCGTATCGGGCCAGTTCCTGGGAAACGCGCGCCCGAGCCGCATCGCGGGCCGCGTTGATGGCTCCGGGGCGCCCCGCGTTGACCGCGGCGCACAATCCCGCGTTGTCGGCATGTTCCCGCAGGGCCGCAAGGTACGCGGCGCGGCGGACGCGGCGCGCGGCGGGGTGGAATCGGTAGGGGGCGGACAGGGCGCGATTGACCGCGCGAACCACGGAACGGACGGACGCGCCGCAATGGACGCGGCCCGCAACGCGTTCCCCGAGCCATCCGGCCGCGTCTTCCGCCCCGGGCGCGTTGATGCTGTCCAGCTGGAACGCGCGCAACGCGCGGCGCGGCGCCACTATCGGGCCCGCCACGCGGCGCGGATGCGGTCCAGGATCGACGGACGGACGGGCTCCGGATTGGTCAGGATCGGGCGCGCGCACACTTCCGCGAGAATCGCGACGATGGCCAGGGCGAACCAGAAGAGGCAGAAAAGCGGGAGAATCGGAAACATGGTATAGGCTCCAGTTCAGGGGCGGGCGGTTTGAACTCGGCACCTAACGGGCGCGGTTCCGGATCCGATCGCAGTAGGTCAGGAACGGGATTCCGGCGGTCAGGGTGAGAAGGGCCGTTGCGGTCAGGATTGCGAGGATCATTTCTAGGCTCCGGTCTGTCAGGGACGCAGGACCATATAGCAGGGCCCGTGCCAATCCACGAAACGACAACGGGCGCCAAACCGCGGGCCCGGTCCGCCAATTCTGGCGAATCCGGGCCCTTGCGGTTTGCAACGCCGTTGCAAAATGCGGACGCATTCCGCAACGTCGACTAGACCGGGACAGACTCCCCGGTCTGGGAATCGTAGATTGCCAGCTGGCCCGCCCGTCGTCCCGCTTCCAGGGCCGCGGCGCGATCCTCGAAACCGCGCGAAACGTCCAGGAAATAGCGCCCGGACGCGGGATCCTTCCATCCGCCGAAGTACGCGCCATCGCGCGAAAGGGCGGGCCAGCGGGTCCGGATGAACTCGGAGAGTTCCGCTTCCGTGGGCTCCCGGTCGAACTCGGCGCCGCCCGCGTCCGATGCCAGAAACCGCGCGGGCGGGGTTTGGTAGTTCAGGGCCAGGGTAAAACCGCCATCCGCCCAAAGATCGGACGATGCGGGAATAACAACGTGCGCGCGCAAGGTAGGCTCCAGTCTAGGGGCGAAGCAAGCAAGGGCGATTGTAGCACGTTCCGGGCCCGTCAGGGAAAGCAAACTATAGCCTAATCTCCTTTCCATCCGTCGAATCGGTCGGGCCTTTTGCGCGCAACCTAGCGCGCAATTTGCGAAGATCCCGGGACCATCGGGCCGCAAGGGAAAGGAGCCCGACCAGGACAAGGGCCATTGCAAACGCTAGCAGGATCAAGAATCCTTTCATTCCAGGGCCCCGCTTTCCAGCAACGCGGCCGCTTGCCGACCGTACCGCCCGGGAAGGGACCAAACGATCCCGGACCGTATGAGTTCGCGCCACGCGTCCAGGACGTCCGCCGCGTCCGCTTCCGGATCTTCCACCAATTCGAGCGCTTCGATTGGTCCCATTGCCAACCTACCCTTTCCTAGAAACGGTCCGCCGCGTTGTCGCGCCACCAAACCCATGTAAGGGCTTGGACGCGCGCGGCGGTCAAGCTAGGGGCCAGTTCCGGGAACGCGGCGCGAAGGGCCGCGGCCGCGTCAACGTACGCGCGGGCCGCTTCGCGGTATCGTTTGTCGGTCAGTTTCAGGGCGGGCCCGCCCCCTGCGATCGCCCACGCGTGGCGGTCAATGCAAACCGCATCCGTTGCGCCCGCGGAAACGATCGACCGATAGAACGCGCGGACTTTCGGGCCCCCTAGCACGTCCAGGGGCGGCGCCCCGTCCAGGATCCGGGCCGCTTTCGCGCGGTTCCGACCGTATCCCGGTCCGGGAAGGATCGGGGCGCCTTGCTTCCACGCGTCCAGGATCGCGGGCGCCCATGCGGTTTGAACGTCCCAGGATACTTGAGGGGAAAGGGCCGCAAGCGCCCCGGCCGTCGATTCGACGGACAGCCCGTAAGGGCGCCCGATCCCTGCGCAGAATCGGCGCGCGTTTTCGTACCAATCCAGCCCGTCCCGGGCGCGGGCCGCGTCGTCCAGGGCGCGGCGCGCTACCAGTTCCACGCGCGCCGCGGCGGTTCGCGGTTCCAGGAACGGCGGGCGCGCCCGCGCGGGCGGTTCCGGATCGGCGGGCGCCGCGGGCCCGTTCGCCCAATCGGCGAGCCACCACTCATCAAGCGGGCGGTCAGGATTCAACGCTAGGCTCCGGTCAGGGGGCGGGTTTCCGCCCCGGAGCGTAGCACGGGCCGTGCCAATCCAATAAATGCCAATCCTGCGGAATCCTGCGGGATTCCTACCAGTTCAAGCAAGCGGCGCGCGTTGCAATTGGCAAACTGCGAATCGCAGAATGCGACCCGTCATTCTGCACGTGTCGGCGCGACACGGTGACCAGTTCCTGGCCGGTCGTGCATTTTGCACGTTTTGCAGATTTTGACAATCCTGCAAGCCAGCTGCCCGCGAGCGCGCGAGCTGCGAAACGCGAGCTGCACTTTTGCGAGCTGCACTTTCCGAGCTGCACTTTCCGAGCTGCACTTTAGCAGCTGCACTTTCTGCGCACCCCCTCTTTAGGCACCCCCTCTTTACGGCGTCCCCTTGAGGCACAGAACGTGGACCACGGCCTCGTTGCCGTACGCCTTGGTCTGCAGCACGAACAGGCGCTCGCCGGCCGCGTCCCACGTCATGCCATTGAAGTAGCGCCGGCGGCAGACCGGGTCGAAGCCGTCGAGCGGCGACTGCCACAGCCAGTCCGGCATGATGGCTTGGACGGGCTGCACCTCCCACGGCTGGCGGATCCCCATCGCGACTTCGCCCAGCTGGTCCGGGTCGTAGAAGTAGAGCATCGGCGTGTACGGCTCCGAGTGCCAGCCGCGGAACGCGTCGCAGCCGATCCCGTCGTCGTAGTGGTTGGGCCCGAGCCCCTTGGTCCACCCGAAGATCAGCACGCTCAGACCGTTCCGGTCGTAGGGCCACGCCATATTCCACCACCAGTCGCCCTCGGCGTTCTTGTAGCCCTCGGACCAGCCGAGGGCCCCCGTGCCAGGATAGCCGAGGATCATGCGCGCGCCGAAGTCCGAGCCCGGCGCCGCACTCAGGTCAGGCTTGAAGACCTGGAGCGTGGGGCCGAAGAGCCCTTCGAACGCGCCGGCGATCCGCTGGCGCGCGCACCCGATGACCGCGTCGGGGTCGTACTTGCCGGCCCACGCCGGCGGCACGCGCAGCAAGCGCTGGTGCGTCTTGTTCGCGTGGTGCGCGTTCTTCGTGGGGACGTTCACGCCCGCGGGGCCCGCGCGCCACGGCCCGTCCTTCCGCTGCGTGTCGAGCGACGCGTCGGTCG